TTAGGACCAAGTAACAGTCCCGTCACTGTTAAAATTGATAATTTTACCAGCAATTTTAACAGACTCGTGCTTGTTCGAGCCAATTACAATGCGGTTGGCTTGCGCATCTACACCTGCCCCGATTGCAATAGCATCTTGGTCTGCGTGTGCAAATTGTCCGATTGCAATAGCTCTATCTTGTCTACCGTCCGTTAGTTGAGAGGTTTGTTGACCTACAAAGACTTGCCCTTCCGAATCGATTGTTGCCTTCGGATAAAATCCTGAGTGAGCGCCGATGTGGACATTATGACTGCCTGTTGTCATAATGTCTGATGAACGGCGACCTACAGACACATTATTAACACCAGTTGTCAATGCGAGTTGTGCCTCTAGTCCTAGTGCGGTGTTCCAGTTGCCTGTTGTGATATTGGCTTGTGCGTTCCAACCAACACCTGTATTATATACGCCTGTTGTGACATTTCTTTGCACTTTATTACCAACAGCGGTATTACCCAAACCGTTTGTCATATTCATTTGTGCTTGGTAGCCAACCGCTGTGTTGTCATATCCTGTATCGAGATTCTCATGTGTACGCATACCTAAAGCTGTATTCCGCTTACCTTGATTATCAGAGGAGGCGTCATACGCTAACTTTTGTTGTGTAAACATACCAATTCCAATGCTTGTGTCATAGGCTTTTACATCGGCTTCACTAAAACTAAAGTTAGGGATTGCAAAAGCATTAACCTTATTGACTTTGCAAGAGTAAATAAACCCTTTCCACAAGTCCGAACCTAACACTAATTTCGCTGTTCCACTCGTTTTAGGTGTTAACATTACTTGCCAGTTAGCATCATTCAAAGCATATATGGATATTTTTTCATCGCCTAAGACAACATCGAATAATGTTCCATTATCCCAAGTACCCATTTGGTTTGTGCCTTTAGTATACCCAACAGTGATTAAATAAGGAGTATTAGCTTCAACGGTTATATCTGCTGAGATTCTTCCACCTGTATCAAGTTCCCATCGAAATTCTGTAGCGTTCCAAGTTGCCAAAGTAGGAGTAAAAGATTCAATGAGTGGCGCTAGTTCCGTTCTGTCAATATTCGTTCTGTTGTATGGGTCTGAAATACCATTTCCAAACTTTTCCCAATCTGTCCAATAGTTTCCATTAAATTGTCTTACATACGTCTTAGAGTACGCGTCTACAAGATACATAATCCCTTTGTTGTCATGTATCGGAATATAGATAATTTTTAGAGACCCACTAATCCCTTTTGGAGCATTTAAAAGTGCCTTAGTTACAGTGTCAGAACTCGAATGATAAGCACCAAAAGTTAAATTATTCAAATCATCACCCGTCAAAAGCTTAGAACCTTCAAAATTTGAAAGAGTTTTGTTTTGGAATTTTAAATTATTGGTCGCATCTAGAATATCTTGTGTGATACCTGTGTAGTACGCTTTAATGTCCCCACGAGCGATTGCACCAGTCGCCCTAAAATAATGCCAACCTTCTTTTACTTCAAAGGATAAAGTGGTCAAGGCGCTTCCGTATAATATTGGTTCAATAGGATTTTTTTCTTTATCATACGCAACAATAGACCTTGACGCATCTAAATAAACGTTTTCTACCTTTACGGTCATACCAGAATTTATCTCTATGTAGTCCGTAACAAACGAAGAAGAGTGGGCAACTTCACCACCCGAAAGATTCAAGTAATAACCATCTTTTTTAGACGATGGTAGTGTATTTATTGCATGCCCGATGGCTTCATTTACTTTAATAAACTGTGTTCTTACCGCTTCGCCTGCTGTTGCATAATTGATTCCGTCGGAGCCAGTCCTGACGTCTATTAATTCCGTCGGCACTGTACCATTTCCTGCATTGGCAATGATTCCATCTAATCGAGAGTTTGTGGATGCAATGTTACTAGCATTAGTGGTTGTTTTAGTATTTAAATCTAAATAATCACTAGCCTCTTTAGCTTCGATAGCGTCCAATCGACCATCTAAGTTTGTCTGACCACCTCTTGCCTGAATAATCTCAGCATGGTCAGACAAAGCGTTTGAGTAGATAGAAGCCATTTTATTTAGCAAATCAGTTATACTTCCGCCTTGTCTATTTAAATCACTTAGAATACCGTCTATTGTCATATTGACGTCATAATTTGGAATTAAGTCTTTAAGGTCGTAAGCGACTGCCCCAGCTTCAATAGAAATTAAACAGCTTCTATCAGATGGGAAGATGTAGTTGTCAATTTTAATTTCAAGATAGAAAACTCCAGTCTGTACTGCTTTTTCGATGTTGAATGTTACTGATGAATCTGATACTAAAGTTGTTGATTCATAAACGATATTGTTATCGTCGCAGAGTGTAATTGTTGCGGTCTTACTGTTTAATTCATGGTAATAATTACCTTGTTCATCGGTAAGCGTAAAAGTAAAGGTAGAACCAAAGTCACCTTGTTTGACCTTTGTTCCACCTACTTCTTGTCTTAAATTTAATGTGTTAGTTAAAAATGTCATTTATTCCCTCTCTATGCTATCCGTTTCCATTTGTATTCGCTTGGATTAGCGCTGTTATCCATAGCTTCCCATATTCCGCCCATTATTAATGCAGGGTTGGTATCGAGTGCGCTTGTATAAATAGTGCCTACTGAATAAAACGTATCAAACATGCCAGCGTTTCTATCTGTCCATGTATAATCACCGTAATTGGTTGATTGAGTTGTCCCAGTATAAGTTCCCTCATACCTTTTATTAGTCGAATTACTTGTACTAAAACCAGTTGAACCATCAGCACTATCTGCCCAAGCTTTCCAAACTGTCAAACCATCCGATCCGTTAACACCATCAATCACATTTGTAAATGTAATCTGTTTAGTAGCCACTAGCACACTACCGACAAAGGCGTCTACTGTAATAACTAGCGACGGATTGACGTCTGTCCCATTAACGGTATAATTATCCCCGTTGTTAAGTAGAACATCTCCATTTCTAAACTGGTAGGTAGCTTCAATTCGTTGAGTGCCTTTCCACAGAAAAGCAAATACCGTTGATGTTCCAGTATTGTTTTTAAAAGTTGTTGTTCCAGCATTTAAAACCAAATTGTATGGTTGGACAGATTCTGACAATTCAGCGTAACGATCAGTCAAATCTTTACTCAACTTGTTTCGCAATGCTTTATAATTATCAAAAATAGTCTGGTTGCTTGTTGGATTTGTAAAACTTATATGTTGTTCGGACACTCTAGCAGTTAGCACTAATCCGTTTTGGAAGCCTTCATCAATAACTTTTACAGTATCCCCGATATCTAGTTCTTCGGACGAACCTTTCACATCGTATGAAATGGATGGGTAACAGTTTTTTCTTAATTCAGCTAATGAACTGGATATCAATAATTCAACATCTGTTGTTTGTAATTCAACTGACTTTTTAATCCAGTTATCACCGACAACATCACCACTAAACGCCGATGGATAAAGTTCTTTAGATAACGGTGCGTATAAGGAACCATTTTTCAGATAAAACTCAACTATACCTTCTTCGTTTTTCCACTCACGATATAAATCGGTTGGTATACGTGTGATAACTTCTTTAGATTGTGTTTCTGTAATTGTTGATGGTTCGTTATTCCCAGTAGAACCAGACGGCGCTGGTGCACTCTCTGTGCCATTTACTCGCTTACCTTGTACAATTTCAGGCGGATAACATAACGTTTGGATAACGCCTAAATATTGACTAGCACTATACGTGCGTTCTTCTACGAATTGATGGCCTGCATAGTTTTGCTCTAAAACTGTCAATGTATCGCCTGACAATCCTTTGATAACTACTGTATGTCCCCAACCACCAGTCCAGACTGGTCCACCTGCATTAGCTCTGATATTAGCAATCGATCCCGGAATTAAATGCTTAACCTGTGATGGTCTAACCATTTTCCAACCAAATTGTGACCAGTTATAATCTTCACCGATATTTGAAGCTGCGGCTCCACCACCGGGATATAATCCTTTAAACCCATTAGTTACTCCACCACCAAGCCAAGGACCTCCTAAAGTCATCGCATACCAAGCACTTAATGCATAACATTGGCCAGAACCAATACGAGTTCCTTTTTTAGCAGTTAATCCATTAAGCGCTGAAATAACCTTGTCAGCTTTTTGACTTACTGGCGCAGTACCGACTGTACCTGCTGATTTCAATTGGGCATCAAGTGTATCCATAGCACCATTTGAATTACTATTAATACCACCACGTATTGACCGCATTAGTGGTGCATAATGACCATATCCTGCTGCCGCATAATCATACGTAGCGCCACCTTCTCTAAAAAGCCCTTTTGTATAAGCATCAATGTTGTTAGCACCTTTGACCTTGTAAATACCTTGCTCAGCCAATAAGTAAGTGTAGTCTTTAAAATAGTCGGTTAAGTTTGCAAAGTGCATATAATAACCGCCCTCATTAGCAGGACGTGCTGTACCTTGAGTAACTTTAATACCAGATGGGCGATTACCTGAACCAGTCCATGTAAGACCACCCCAGTTATTATCAGCTCTTGCGACTGGCGAATTGCCCCAAAAAGATTCTAAATATAACTGAGATAATACTCCAGACGGTAACAACTTATGTTGAACACATAGATTTAAAATCTCATTTACAAGACTTTTTGAAATAGTCCGACCTGCGTTTGAGATTGAACCGCCGTTATAATTAACAGTTCCCAATTGTGGTGCCACATATTTTGGATTTGCTTTAGTTACCTTTACATCAACAGTTGCTTTTCCTGTTGGTGTGATCATGTTGAAAATACCAGTTTTGTCTATTTTTCTAGTAACACCACTAATGTTATACCCATAATGTAACCAAGCATCATCTCTCTTTTTACCAACTCCTTGATTCTTGTCGTCATTAGCTTTGTAGATATTCATAATGAATGATTTCAAACTAGAATCTTCATTTAAAATAGTTTCAAATTCAATTTCAGCATCAAACATATTAGCAATAGATAACAAACGCTTGTGCTTAGTATCCGTTCCAGTCCATTCTAGTGTTCGTTCTCTATCTTCAATTTCATTATGACCAATCGTGATTGCTCCACCGATAAGTAAAAAGAATTTATTACAATAATCAATAAACGACATCTCTGTCGGCGCTTTATATGGACCCGCCATTTCATTTAGCAATTCAAGATTGAGATTTTCGCATTCACATCTTATTGTATTTTCGTTTTCCTCTGTTTTCATAACGCTAAACAGATAGGTCTTCTTGTGATATTTAAAGGAAACAAAAGACCTTTCAGATAAACTCTGATAGGCCTTTTCTTTTACTGTGTCTGATTTAATCTTGTTTTTATAAACAGTAAATTCAAATGTTGATGATGCGGTTTCTAAATATCTTTTCCAAATATCGTCATAAAAAGAAAGTGTGTCTTGCAATTCGTTATCGACATAAGCTATTTTTTGTAACTTAGAATCGTGAATAAGTATATCCAATAATTACAACCACCTTTCTTCAAATGCTATTTCAATATCTGGAATTGATTCATTCCATGACGATGTGTTTATTTCTAATGTAGACTTTCCAACTGGTATTTTTAACCATTTGGAATAATCAACAACGTGGTTTAATTTCGCGATATTATCAACATAAAACGTTTTATTTTCGCCGTTTATAACGACTGTAGAACCTTTCCCATAAGGGTTAGGGATATTGTAGTCAAACGCTACTTTATCTTTTTGATACTTAATACCATCCAGATACATACGAGTTACAATAGGTTTTCCGCCCATTCCTCCCATGATTACATGTAGCTTAGCTGATTTCTTGTCTTTGAGTTCTGAAAATGTCTTAGGAATCCTAGATCCCATCCAATAAAGATTGACTTGGTCATCCTGTCTAACAATATCCGTCCACCCTCTGTTGTCATTAAATGGATTGTCTGAATCTTTTTCATTCGCTTTGAATGTTTTTTGAAAATCTGTAACTTTATAACCACCTTTACCATCTGTAACCATAAAGTTGTGTTCAGCCTCGTATCCAAATTTTCGCTTGATAGTTTCCATTCCGTACAGAAATTTACCATCTGTGTCAGACACTAAAATTTTGATATATCCGAACTGGTTAGGATCACCAATATGAAAAATCTGTCTCCACCAAATACGGTCAAACAAAGAGCCATCGCTTGGTAGGTCAAAAGTTAACGAACCGCCATGATTCCCAGATGGTATAACAGTTCCATCTATTGCTAAATGGTCTCGTTTTAACCAGTTAATAATAGAAAAATTTTTATCCAAGTTGGTTGTTGAATCGTTTGAAATTGCTACGTTCTTAGCACCTTTAGATAAACCATCTTTTATACCTGTTCCACTATCAGAATAGTCAAAAGGTCTTTCAGAGAAACCTCTTGTTTCACTATCGATAATCTCACGGTCGCCAATTTCCATGACACCAGTTGGGTTTACCAATCCAAAATAGCCATTTTCACTGTTCATTTTCGCAGTGATAATTGGTAAAGCTTCGACATTGCCGTTATTGTTCAATTCAAAAACGAGCTTGCCGCCTGATTCGGTATAACTCGTAACTTTTTTATATGAGATTGAATGAGCAACACCGTCAGGGATGAAAAACTCTATCGAAACAAGACCAAGCCAAGAAATTGGATCACTAGAAGAAATTCTGTTTATTGGTCTTCCTAGGTAATATTTATCTGGTTCGTCTGAAAATTTAATTTTAACATCGGTATCAACATTAAAAATCCCTGCCAACTTGTGCTTAAGTTGATTAAGCGAGTAATCACTAGTTCTATCTTTTATATAAAAATCAACTGTGATTGTCTTAGAGGATACTTTATTTTTTTGTACAATAGTACCGATAAAAAGGGAATTGTTAGTCGTTAATTCAATCGGATTTCCGATATCTCTATTTACTGACATAATATTAATCATGTTTGATAGATCAATGTCATTAAACATCATTTGTACCATATTAAATATCCCCCCTTAATCTTTTGATTTGAATTGCTTGATTATTTTGATAACTACTAAAGTCACTACCAGTTGTGTAAGCCAAATCACGGCCATTAACATTAAGCACTGTTGGACGCTTAACCGCATCTGAAGCGACTTTCAATGCGCTTTTGGCTATTTCATCATTACCGCCAACCATTACCATTCCTGATTGCGAACGAGCACTCTCTTTTGCATATTTCATGCTAATATCATGTGGAACTACCACAGAACCACCCGGCAAATAAGTTAATTCTCCACGTCCGCCCTCATTCATGCGAGCGAAACCACCTTGCCAATTATCAGTACCTCTAGCAAGGTAAGGAATTGATCCTATAGTTCCAACTTCCACCCCTGGTATTTTATTAACGGTGCCTATCAAGCTATTAATTCCACTTATTGCGCCATTGATAATGCCTATAACGCCGTTCATAGCACCTTTCATAATAGAACCAATTCCGCCGAAAATACCGCCTAGCATGTCGACAATCCCTTGCCAAGCTTTGCGCCAATTACCAGTAAATACACCAGTGATAAAGGTTATTATTCCCCCTAATACTTTAAGAAGATTCTTAACTATTCCACTTATTGTTTGAAATGAAACGGTCATTACATTTGAAATTATCGCAAATACTCCTTTAAATTTAGCACCTAAAATTTCAAGAATTGGAGGGATAATTTTCCCGAATAGGTCAGCAAGTGTAGAAATAAATGGTTCTGCTATTTTTAAGAAAGATGATAGTTCCAGAGCTATATTGGTAAGCATTTCTTTAAAACTGTTATATAAAGGAATTAATGATTCTTCAACTACTGACATTATTATTTCTTTTATTGTTTGAAAAACAGGCAATATAAAGCTATTCCAAACATTTGTTAACATCGTTGAAATACTTGTCCAAATTTCTGTCACTGCAGTTCTAAAAGCTTCGGAATTCGTCCATAAATCTTTTATAGCTAACACAACTAATCCAATTGCAAGTGCTATCCCTGCAAAAATAGCAATTATTGGACCAGCACCTAGTGAACCAAATACACCTGCTAAGGCTCCACCTTCAGCTGTTAACGCTCCAAACCATCCAATAACACTTGCTATCGCTCCACCTATCGTCCCAAATGCAGTGATAATATTTCCTACACCAACAACTAACGATCCTAATACCAATAAGACTGGTCCAGCCAATGCAACTACAGAGATAGTCCATTTTTGCCAAGGCTCTAATGGTAAGTTATCCCATATTGTTTTTAATACATTAGATACATTTGTTACGAAAGTTTTAGTGGATTGTTCTAGCTGATTCATTAGTTTTTTTATATCTGCGTTCTTATCTCCAAAACCAGCTGATAAGTTGTTTAACGATGACAACATTTGGTTAAAAGAACCGCTTACAGTTGATTTGGCTTCTTTTGCAGTAGTTCCTGTAATACCTAGTTCAGTTTGGATTACATGTATAGCCTCAATAATATCTGATAAGTTGTTAATATCGTATTTAACACCAGTTACTTTTTCAGCTTCTTCAAGTAATCGTTGCATCTCTTCTTTTGTGCCACCAAAGCCAAGCTTCAGGTTATCCAACATAGTAAAATTCCCTTTTGCAAAACCTTGATAAGCATTTTGAATCAACTCAATAGATGTTCCCATCTTGTTAGCATTGTCGGACATATCGATAATAGCTTTATCTGCCACCTTGGCAGCCTTAGAAGTGTCACCGCCAAGTCCTTGTAATAGACTTGCTGAAAATGACGTCACTTGTTCCATATATTTAACAGATGATACCCCAGCTGTTTTATAAGCTTTTTCAGCATTCGAGATTACTTCTTTTGACGAACTTTTGAACAATGTTTCAACACCGCCAACAGCTTGTTCTAAATCTGCGTAAGCTTTGACTGCATATCCAACAGCCCCAACAATTGGGGTTGTTACCCATTTAGTCATATTAGATCCGACACCAGCGATTTTATCGCCGACACCAGTGACTGAATCGCCAAAATTCCTTACTTCTCAGACGAACCACTCAAACTGTCTGACATTCCTTTAAATGTATCTGAAGATGTTTTGCTGACTTCCTCGGTTTTTTTCTTTAAATCTTCAACAGCCTTTTGAGCTTTATTAAATTCCTTTTCCATGCTCGAAGCATCACCTGTTACTTCAACACCTAATGTATAATCAGCCATTATCTACCTCCTTTCTTACTGGTTTGATTAAGTTGTTAGCTTTATAAATTGCATCAACCCATGATTTTCCTTCTTTTTCTTCTGATTCTTGAATGATCTCCAAGTGAGCGTTGACAACTTCCATATCAGCTGGTTGTTGCTTGCGTTTCCAAAGGTCAGCAAACTTACTTCCTTTTTTACGCATTGCATTACTAACAGCATTTAATACTGCATTTCTCATAAATTCACTATCTCTAACTAATTTATCTTCCCAAGCTTTGCGAATAAAAAGCTTCTCTCTTTTCGTTAGTTCCAAGAAATCGTTTTTAGTTATTCCGAACTCGACAAAGAAAAAAGCGAAGTCAATATCACTTTGATATTGCTCCGCCAACTCTATGTATTCATAATCTGTGTTTTCGTCATTGCCACCTAAATACTCAAACTCGACTAAGCGCCTAGGAAGAAAAAAGGGCAGTCACGCTGAATAGTTGTGATGATTAACATATTTACATAAGCAAAACCTTTTGTGTTTAAAACTTTTTCAAAAACAAACGAGCCTTGTTCTGCAGATACTCGACCACCTTCGACTGCATACAATGCATTGGAAAAGTAGTGTCGCATAGCTGTTAAAGATAACATTCCTTTGTCACTTAAAACAATGCCCATGAAAGCTTTCCCTGTGATTGCCTCGATATTTTCAATTGTTTTTTCGTTATATTTTAATTCATATTGTTTTTCATCAATTGTAATAATTTCTTTTTCCATTATTCCTGCTCTCTATTATTTAGGCATAGTTACTACTAAAGCTTGCTGTTCTGGAGTTAGAGTTGATAAGTCAACCAATGCACCGTTACCATCCAAGCTGATTTGATATGTCATACCGTCATCGTATGGTGCTTCTAATGAGTAATCAGTTACGTAAGCTAGACCACCAAACATACCTGTTGACGTTTTTCCGTTAACCACTTTAATACATACTGGATTACCAGATTCAAACGCTTTACCAAGCTCTTTGTGCGTTGCGTCTGATGGCACGTAAAGCCCATCATTATCAATTGACCATTCTTTCATCCCTGCGATTTTAGATTTCCAACCACCCTTTGTATCTTTTGATGATACCTCGATTGAATCTGCTGAACGGTTAATTGTTAGCCCCTGTTGCCCACTGATTGCTAATAAATCAACTCCTGTTTCATCAAAAATTGCTAGTACAATATCTTTACCAGCGATCGCTTTTGTTGCTGATGCATCAAAATTACAATATACACCACTATCAAATGCTGTTGTCATTTATATTCTCCTTTTATATCTTTGTTTTAAAACCATAAGCGACTTTTATTTCATAGGTAATAATCGCATGATTTTCGCCTGTTTCATCCTCTTGTAAGGACTGCATCCCAGTTTCTACTTGTCTAAGTACTTCAACACCATCTGGCAATACTAATTGCATAGTTAGGGCTTCTTCTAAATCTTCAATCATTTTATAGATTGCAATTTTAGATTTTCCTTTTTCTGCTATTGCATGTATCCAAACAGTAAATACTTCGCACCACATGACTTTTGTATCTTCTGGTCGTTTATCCACAATCTCAATAAAATAAAAAGGTGAAGGCGCATCTTCTGGTACAGAATCAAACGCTTCAACACCTGTATATTTTTTAATTGTTTTACTTAAAGAGGCATGTAATTCTGTTAAACCTAGTTTTTTTAACATAACTTACCTCTTCTTCCTTAATTCAGCTAACATATCTTTAAAATAAATTTGACGTTGTTTTTGAACGTTATTGAAAAGATATTTTTTACCGTTAACGTAGCCAACCTGCTTGCCTTTTCTTACTATCCTATGCCCATACTCAACGTGAGGTGCATAATCTTTTGTATAGTAAAAAGAACCTGTATAAGAACCATCTTTAGATGAAATTTCTTGCTTTCTTCTTGAACGTCTTAATTCCCCAGCGCTATGGTTTTTTGTTTGTTTACCAACTGGCGTGCCTGGCGGTCTAGCCCCTCGATTAAACATTTGAGTAAGGCTTTTATTGACAACCCCATCCCACCGAATGGCGTTCATTGCCCTAAAACGTTCCTCAAGCTTTTCATTGCCTTTAACCGTAAATTTCATAAGCGATAACCACTAATCAATAGCAAACGCCAACGACCTAAATCTTTAACTGATTTTATATCGTAATATTTGCCCTCTAATTTAACCTGTGACGCCTTTTTAGCTTCTCCAAGTGTTATTGTATTACTTATCAACTTACGAGTGCTAGACGTTAAATCTCGACCATATACAATCTCATCATCCGCATGCCACTCTGTGAACCTCCCTTTATGACTTACAGATTCTGATTTAGTTATGATGTCATTGCCCAAAGCATCTTTCTTGCCTGTCTTGACATCTGTAACCAAATTAAAAGTGGTATATCTCATAAGAAACGTACCACCTTTTTATTTAGTATTGCTAAACGGTCTTTTTTGTAACTTGCCAACTCTTCACCGTATTCTGCTAATAAGTCATTAACAAATGTTGTTCTAATTGTGTCAGCATCTTCGCTCGAGATCCCCTCATAGTATAATCTACGATACATTTTAACCACAACATCCACAGCAATAGAGTTAAAAATAGGATTAAAGAGAACGTCTCCTACTTTTAAGTTGATACGGTCAATAGCGGTTTGAACTAATTCAGAAAGAAGCAATGGATTAACATTTGTTTCGTCAGATAACCTTATTTTTACACGAGCTAGAATATCTTCATTCGCACTCATAAGTCACCTCATTTCTTTTCAATTAATTGAATAATTTCTTCCTTGTTTGCTTTAGCTGGTAATTCAATACCTAATTCTTTAGCTTTTTCTTTTAATTCAGTTACCTTCATATCGTGCAAGTTTTCGGATGCTGAAATAAAAGGCTTGTGATAAGCATTATTAGATGATAGTAAACTTTCTAATCGCTCCTTTGATGGTTCATAGCCTTTACGAGGAAAGACATCTCCAACCTCGTAAACAAAGCTATTATCCAATAAGTCAAAGAAACGCTCTTCAACTTTATATGACATATATTAAACTCCTGCTGTAAGTTGTACTTTAACAATTCCGTCAATACGCTCAGGATATAGTAAAATTCCAGATGCTAGTAATGTTTGGATAGTCATTGTAGTATTTTCAGTAAAGTGTGTCATACCAATAAATCCAGTTTCATCGCCTGATAAGTTGAACTCACGAGCAACCGCAGATGAATTAGGGTTAATGTATGCCAAGATTAAGTTTTCTGGTACAGTTGCCCAAATTTCGCCTTTTGTGATGTCATTAGTTGCAATGATTAAAGTACCTGTAAAATCAACTAAGTAAGTTAATCCAAAAGCTGTTTGAGTTGTGATATTTGCTTTACCAACATATTCAGCAACATCCATTGAGTTAGCAAAGACTACAGCTTGTTCAGAACCATAATCTTCAAACAAGACTTGCAATTTACCCCAAGCAGTAGCTAGAGCACCTTGCAAACCGTGTGCAACTGCAGTTTCTGTGCCTGTTCCAGTTTTCAAAGAAGTCACAAAGTCTTTACGGACTTGTTTTTGTAACTCACGGATTAAAGCGTTGTCTGTATTAGTTACTGCTTCATTAGATCCAAACATTTGGATATCTTCAGCAGTGGTGGCTTTACGATATTTTTTAAGTGAAATAGTTTTTTCAGAATGTGTTTTACGAGCGACTTTAGACAATGGGATTACTTCGCCTTCTGGTACAGCTCCATCGCCTAAAGTAACGTCATATCCAGCGTATGTGCGTAATGTCATGCCTTCATTAACTGAGATTTTACGTGTGATTCCGAGCATCTCAATTAATTTGTTTAGATTGGCTTCAAATTTATTAGCTACGTCAATTGTAATTGGATATTTTAAGTCAGTTGATTTGATCAAGTTTTCTTCTGGGAATGTGCGTGTTGTTACCATGTGTTATTTCTCCTTTTAATTAAATAAATGTAAGTTTTCAGAAATTAAGCGTTGACGTTCGTTTGTGTCTTTTACTGCAAAAATGTCAGCTTTTGTAAGACTGTTATTTCCTTTACTTGATTTTGGCAAAGGTGATTTCAAACGTTCATTAACAGCTTTTTCTAAATTTTCGTTAAATAAGTCAATAAAGCCTTCAACGGCTTTTTTCGTGTCATCTGCATTGTCAGCCACTAATTGATTAATCAAATCTTCATTGATTGACAAGTTAGCTTCATTAAACATGCCACGAGCAGTTGTAGTCATTTCTGACCGTGTGCGTTCTGCCTTAAGCTCCGCAAGCTCTTTGAGAAGTTGGTCTTTTTCATGCTGTGCCTTTTGTTCTGCATTCATTCGAGCAAGTTTTTTAGCTTCATCTTCTTTATCAGCTTGCTCTTGCTCCCATTTACTACGTGCAGTTTCTAATGCTTTAGCTACCTTCTTATCAAATTCAGCTTGATTCTTAGGGTCTGACAATACTTCATCAAACGTTGGTGTTTTAGTTTCCTCTTGTGCACCAGATTTATCTAAAATTTCTTCGTTTTCGTTCATTTTTTCCTCCTGCCCCACACCATTGCATAAGCCCCAGTGCATTGCGTTTTATTTAAGTAGTTTAATGTCATGCTTAGGACATAATAAAAAGATCAGTTAAGATCTAAGTGATATATTCTATTAGTAGTCTATTCCTACCAGCCAAGATGTTAGATCACTTCCTTTCAGTTTTCTGTCGGTTTCAAGGCATTTCTCCTTTCTATTTAATTAATCGCATATCCTGCAACACTTGCATAGTTAAATTCTGCTGTGCGTTCCTTACTAGTTGAAAGCCCGACATAATCAAATTTAAATCCTTGTGTTGTATGCCGAAAATTTGAAATATTTGAAAACATAAATGTTTTACCTGCATTTGTAAAAATAATTAACTCCATTTTTTCTCCTTTCTATTTGATGATTGTTATTGAAATGTTAGTTTTCATAATAGGCGGTTCATTGAGGATTTCTTCTCGCCACATGTATTTATCAAGTTGGTCAATTTCAATTGTCCCATTGTCGATTTGTTCGATTAGAGACAATAGAACTTTCTTTGTCTCTTTGTTCATCAAATATTTCCTTTCTATTTGATATTAAATATCGCCCCTTAGGAGTCTAAGTTTATCGTTTGGTTCTTTTTTATCAGTTTCTAGCTCTACAACTAACTCTGCTAGATTTTTAAATTGATTTTCCAATCGTTCAAAACGTTCAATAAAGATTTCGCGTCCTTCTAAAAGCTTCAAATCTGACTGTTCAATTTTGTTTTCTAAACACTTAATATAATTATCAACTTCTTTCAACCATTCTGTATGAACTTCAACCAATCTGTCTTTTTCTTCATTTAAATATTTATCGTATACTTTCATTTTTTCTCCTTTCATCGTTTCTCAATAGATATAAGTGCAGCACAGATACCTAATAAAAAAGGCAAATACCAATTGCCAAAATTAAAACCAGTTGTTTCACAAAAAATATAATATAATCCAATGTATCCAGTCCATTTATACCAATTTGTTTTCACTTCACCCCTCCTTTGAGTCTGTTCAATTTTTCTTTAAATTCTTTTTCATGCAATTCATAATCAGATTTTGCTTTTTGGAAATCCCTATCCATTTCTTGCATACGGATACTATGTTCACTCGATAACATTTCTTTTTTTATTTTTGAATTCATAAAAATTATAAAACCAATAAATATTGCAAACATTGCCAACACTATCAAAAATGGCACAAATACAATAAACCAAGACACTTTAATAACTCCAAGCGCCTTAAGAAAAAATAATATAAAAGTCAATATCATCTATTGTCCCTCCCTTACAAATGAAAAGTCATTATCTTTAAGAACTTGATACAATACCTTTCCTACACGGTCAATCACTTCTTCTTCTTGATCGTCATAACCAGCCTCTTTAAAGCAACCATGGAGTATTTCATGCACTAATGTTTGTGTAGCAACATCTTTTTGAAGGAATTTTTCAATTTCAATCTTTCCCTCATAATATTTAATGCGACCTATTACATCATCTTTTATAGCTAAGTCATTAACTTTTTCTATTCCATATATAATCCCGCCTATTTTTACTTTATCCATATTTCATTTTTCTTTCTATTTTTTCAATTGCTCTTTAACCACCTGATAAGTGCTAACAATTATTGCGATTACAATCACCAATGCAATTAAAAACAAAATGAAACCACACAATTCACTAAATAAAGTCCAAAACATTAACTATTCTCCTTTTCATATCTGTCTACATAGTCATCTGGGATAACCATTGCAAAGGTACTCCGACAATTGGCATGCATTGGCGGGAAATTCACTCCAACTTGTTTAGATTTCATTGGGAATTTTTGTCCGTCAAGCCCTTTACATAACGATGAAGTGTGGCTATCTAAAACAGCTACGAACTCAAATTCATCATAAAGGCCACTGTCTTCGAAAGGCTTCATCATGGCTTGGTTGTTGATATAAGTCCCTTCGGTTGTTAGCAACCTATTTAAATTACTATTTGACTGCTTACTGAACCTATCTCGTAATTGTTTTGTTAACTTGTCAAAGCTATCTCCTCGGATAATGCCATTTTTAAAGTCAGTTGTTAGATAATTAACCAACTTTTGTTTATTCCCCCATATATCTTCAGAAAAATCACCTTGACCAGTCCAATTATCATGGATTAAAGTTTTGACTGCTGTATCATCAATTTTAAAGCCCATCGTTTTAGCTGTTTCTTGATAACCTTTTTTAAACGTCTTTGCTAAATGAGTACTAACAGCTTCTTGTTCAATCGCTCCAATTTCTAATTGCTGCATCTTGATGCTTAGTTCAAGCCCTTGAAGTCTATCCAACTTATAGATAGAGCCACGGATAGGAGCTAAATCTTTGTACTGTGGATATTTTTTAACAAAATTATCATAATTCTTATAGAGCAAGTCTCTATCTTCTTTTGATAGTTTTTGCAATAAGTCCCTATACTCGATTACATTATCTTTTCCATACTTGCTAAAATATGCCCCTATTTCACGTTCTAAGAGCGTTTCTTGTTCGGAGTAGTATTTGTTCATCTTATCTTTTAAAATGCTCTCATCACGTTCTAAAGACGTCCAAAGAGCATTCTGCCTTTTTTTCCAGTAATCATGTTTGTTCATTAGCGATCACCCGTGGGATATATGGATTGCTTTCATCTTGTTCTTTCTTTATGCGCTCTAATTCTGCCTTTGGATTATCTATATTAGACAATATAGCAAATAATGCTTCGTCAGAAATAATGCCTTTCAATGCACCTACAATTTGACTTTCTTCTAACAGGTTAGCTGGCACGTTACGAGTGAATTTATATTTAATAGATGCCCATTCATCACCAGAAATATCAGATGTCGGGAACGTTGAAATGATTTTATATCGTCTATTCATGCCAGACGTGAATTTACGTTCTTTTGTTTTTGCTAAATTATCCATAGCCTGCAACTTGTATCTTAGTGACACACCGCTAGAGTTACCAAATTTTTCATCTGATAGGTTAACTACCATAGCAGTTCTGAAGATTAAGTCTTCTAAACGATTCAATAAGTTCTCTTGTGTTCCATCTGCGTCTGGTTTTTGTAAAAACTCAACTATCAGTTTAGTTGTATCAGGGTCTTTCAAATTAATGATCCTGCTATCTCGTAACGTCTTTAAGTTTTCTTCATCCAACTCTGCACCTAATACCAGTAAATAAGCATCTGCATAATATTCAACATCATTGGCTTTTTCTGATAATGCCTTATTAAATGCATTGATTAATGTAATGACGTTATCAAATATGCCCTTTTTCTCTTCATTTTCGACATATTCAACCATTGGAACGCCATCAAAATTGTGTGGTTTAGGCTCATCAAACACAAAACCGTCTTTACCTAAAATGAAATAGGTTATCGTGCGATTATCTGAAAAAGTTCCTTCAATTAATCCGTCTTTATTTTTAAAATATCTAACAGCATATAAAGGAAACTCTCTAATTGAATCATCGTAAATCATAAATGCGTCCATAGGTGTTAGATAGGTTAGTCCTATTTTTGCAGTTTCGTCCGCAAAGATAAGCTCGTATCCATGCCCATAAATAGAACATATCTTAGATAACTCCGCATTATTATCATCTTGGTCGTTGTATCCATCTAAAAAATCAAGATACTTATTAACTTTCTCATTATCATGACTTACTTTAATTGGATTGCCAATGAAATAACCGTTGAATGTATCAACAATATATTTTGCAAAGTTAACAACCAAACGATTATCTGGCTTATATTTTTCTTTTGCTTCTTGTTCTAAAATGTCATGCAAGCCCTCATACATTTTCTTACGTTTTAAATAATGTGGGACAAGCTTCGAGTGCTCAGCAATTGCCTGTGTCAGCAACTCACTTGTCATTTCTTTATCCCTTGGTTGTGTAAAAATATTTGACACTAGATACCTCCTTTAAATGTTTTAACTATTGTTTTATGATTTCTCATATCGTCATTAAATGCGTAACGTGTTGCATCGATAGCATGATTATCCTTATCCTCTAGGCGTGGTTTAGGATTGCCATCTCTATCCACTTGATAGTCAATATTTTCAAATTCAAATGCTATTTTAGGCGTCCTTTTTGGATCTATACAAATAAAATCTAAATCATCTAACCAGCGCTCCCCAAACTCAACCGAATCAGGACCTTTTTTAACGCCTTTGATGTGTTTGATACCAAACTCATTTCTTAACTCAGCAATTGATTTTGGTTCAGCGCTATCTGCGTATATTTCATCATTTGAATAACCCTTGGATTTCAGCCATTTCGCTAACTGCCTATTTGATATTTTCTGACCGTAATATTCATCCATCGCATAAATACCGTTACGCTTCTTGTCGTAATGCCACCTAACAAATGCTAGCGGATCAGTTGCATAACCAAAGTCAACTGCCATGCGAATATTATCAAACGACTGTAGCTGTTCATCAGTTATTTCTTCAAAGCGTAAGTTGTCAAATGGCACTACACCACTACCAATAGCCTTACCGAGATATTCCCATTCATAACGACGTTCAGAACGCTGTCTGGTAGCCTCCGCTTCCTCGATAAACTCTTTAGCAATAAATGGATTATCTAAGTAAGTCGACTTATGCACAAACGTATTCTTAGGTTGGAATTGTGTTTCATATTTCTTGTTAACCCATGATTGTTTCCTTTTTGGTGGATTATATGTGTAGAAAAACTTATAAAAAAGACCATCGCCAAGCTCTCCACGTAAGAGAGAGTTAGTGATAGTCTTTACTTCATCTTCTGTTTTAAACTCTGCAAGTTCCTCAATCCATCCAATAGCGAACGGAAACCTGCTATCTTTTAACGACTTGATACGCTCAGGGTTCTGTGCACCTCTGAATACAATATAATTACCTCTTGGAATATATGTTATCCGTAAAGGCGACTTGTTAAATTTAAAGTATCGTGTTAGTCCTTGCTCGCTTATAGCCCATTTCAATTGTTCGTAAACCGACTGCTCTAGCGTGTTATCAGTCTTACGGATACAAACCGCATTGACTGGATACTGTACAATTAAGCGCGTAATGATATGAGCAATGTTAGATGACTTACCAGAACCACGCCCACCTTTACAAGCTACGTGTAAGATACTTTTGTCCCACGTTGCTTGCACAACTGGTTTAAATGCAATTGGAATGATGTCTGCTATATCAATTATCTTTTTTTGCATCATCTAACCAACTATTCGTTAACACAATAGGCTCATCAATGGATATTTCTTGCTTGTCTGTTACTTGAATACCGCTCAATTCCAATATCAACTGACTGGCTTGAAACGAAACTAACTCACTTTTAGCATCCAATAGTTTTATTAATTTGTTTGCTGCTTTTTGAGAAGCCATTTTTATATTAGATTCCGATTCCGTTTTAAATAATTCTTGATGTTCTGGGTCATCTTTTATCCGCTTTAATGTATTCCTTGAGATTCCAACTTCTTGAGCAATTGCAGTATCGCTCATTTCCTTTAAAGCTAGTAATTCCAAGGCTTTTTCAAGCTTTTTTTCTGAAATATTATATTTGTTTTTGCTCAAGTTTGTTCACTCCTTTCAATGCATAATAAAAAGCCACTCAATGAGTGACTGATCGTTTTATTAACGAGTGTTTACTATCACTCTCAATGCCAATAGGAACAGTCGGAATCGAACCGACAAAGTGGCATCTAATGTGCCAAGAGTGTACGTCTCTAGCACCTTTCCATTCGGGACTCTATGTTCCTACAGTGAATTATTTAATGGTCTCAAACCAATGGGCTTTATCACTATCAATTAACCAGTACAGACCCTGTAAGAATCGAACTCACAATAACTGGTTTGGAATCAGTTGTGTTACCACTACACTAAAGGCCTATAACAACCCACTAACGCAGGGTGTGCCCATCGTTACTATAGTAATAAGTCACTCTGTTATGAGTATGCACGCATAAACTATACAGCCGAGCTATGAATCTTTTTTACCAATCGTCATTGGAAGGGATATGACTATCAACCTCAGTAATATAAACTGCACGAGTAGCAACACGGCTTACTCTACCATTTAAGGATTACAGATACAACCATTGCACGAATCGAACGTGCGTCGCCAGCATGGTTACAGCAAATATCTAAAGCGGTCTGTTTTCAAGACCTATTGAGATAGCAGGATTCGAACCTGCAGTACCAATTTTATTTATATCTCAACTGATATTGTAAGTTTGGTTTATATGTTGTTGTTTGCTACTTTGTAGCCATTAGTTAATTTATACCGCTTCTTACAATTATCTATGGTACTATAATACTAAATTAAATAGTATTTGTGAGTAATAGTTAGTCAATTATAATACTATAGTAGTATTATTTAGTAAATCATTAAGGTTTTCTATCGCTTTCCTCTTGATTGTGTAGTATGTGTTGCGGTTCATTTCCAGTCTATCTATTGCTTCATCGTAAGTTTGGCAATTGACGAACGTAGTTACCAACACATGCCTTTGAGTTATGTCAGGGAGTTGCATAATCATTTGAATGATATTGCCTTTTCGTCTGTCAAGCTCTCCAATCTGTTCAGCGTAGTATTCACCTTTAATGATGTTGTTAATATTCTTGTCAGTCTGTGTCTGTTTAATCCCTCCTTGGACTTTCATATCAGACCACTGTGGACTAGACAACACAGATTGACTACTAGTCATATCTCTTTCAAGCTCTTTAATTAATTTTGGTATTACCCTTAATTCTTTTAACAACATATCAGCTTTTGTCTGATTTCGCCCCATTTATTGCTCTCCTTGTGGTATAATATAGTTACGAACTAATACCAAGGCGCTCTTTCGTGGGGCGCTTTTTGTCGTCTTATCGAAACCTCTCTTTTCTTTTTTATTTTCGGACAGGCACACGATCCGCATTGAAATTTTCACAGTGCCTTATTTAATTTCAGATAACCGATAATCTGATTTAGATTTAGTATTTATGTCGTAAGGAGACCTCCATTTTTTTAATTTCGGTTAATGCCTCACCAACCATTGTTCCAGATTGGTAAGGTGGTGTTACATTTCTTTTATTAGGTACTTTAACAAGTCTCTAGCTTGTCCAATTACTTCTGTTGGACTTCCTGCCATTGCAGTGTCTGACCAAATAATATTATTGTTAATGCAAAAACTTGCAACTTTGTCATCCCACATTACATCTCTTAACTCAAGTATTGCTTTCATTACATCTTCATCGAACATATTTTCACTTCCTTTTGAACCTGCGTGATACCGTTGTTGGTTATTTCAGTTGCATAATCATATCAATATGCGGTGCTAGAATTGGTTGTAAAATCATCGTCGAAGCAATAAAAAATACTAAAACAAATACTGTTAATAAAGTAACTTTCACTTCTTTAGCATCAACCGTATCGTCGTCCAATTTAAAAATAAATATCCACACTGCAATTAAAGCAAGGCCAGTTATTCCAAATTTGAATAATGTATCTAACACCCTATACCACTGCCATTCATGTAACAACCGCTCATAAATCTGTGGTGCATTCATGTTCAGACTGCTTACAATTCTCTCTAGTTCGCTAGCTGATATATCTAAAATCTTTGCTAGTGGTTTAATTAGTTCCGTCATTTATTCACACTCCTCTTTTATTGATTTTCTCAATTCTTCCATGAATTTCTTCTTCTTGTTCCAAACGTGAGGTTTAAAACGTTTGATACTATCGACTTTAAAAAATATTAAGTTTGGTGGATAATTTAAATCTTTCATAGACTTAACGATACTTCTGATCCGTGTTTTATCTCTGCTCATTTTACACCCTCCACAAAATGAATTCTTAATTCTTTCTCTAAATCACTTCTGGTCGCATAACTAACTAGTTCTTCTACTTCATTTAAGAAGTCCAATACTGCGTGGTGTTCGTTTTTAGATCCGATAACTTTTTCTAGTTCAAATCCTTTATATTCTGCTTTAACTCTAAATTCTTTCACTCCTCTACCTCCTCAATTTCAAACCAATGTTTATTCCCTATGTCATAATTCCCTCACTGATACCCACACATAATCTGGATACTTCTCCATTGATATTTCTTTGCTGATTAATAAGTCACGTTGATAATTGTGATTATTCATCAAGATGTCTTTAGCAAGTGTTTTTGGCACATCGATTGTAGGTGGCCCTACTTTCTGACCGTTTACATATTCTTTTAGGTTTTTAAACGTGTAATCAGTTTCTGTCTGACTGACTATAACCGCTCCTACCCAATATGGTTCATTCATTTACTCCGCTCCTTTAAGTCTGCTATTAATTCTCTGTGGCTGTCTATCCAGTTGACTAATTGGAATAGGTCGATGCCAGTATAAGCAAAACCACTATCATATCCTGTCCTTATGATTATCTTTCCTTCATCTTCTACTATCCAACTAGTATCAAACGAATCATCAAAATCGCAATTGTCATACGAATCTACACCTACAATTTCAATTTCGTTCATTTCTTCCACCTGCTGTCATATTTTTTTAAAGCTTCAAACACTCCTTTTGATAGTTCACTGAACATTTTATAAATATAGTCATCTTGATTGCTAATTATTTTTACTATTTGATTTAAACAATAAAGAATGTAAATCAGCAATAAAATTATTATTATGTCTGTCATTCCGTCACCTCTTTCTTCCATTGCCACAAACGTTCGTCAGCTTCTTTAATTTCTTGTTCGGTCAGATCAGCTTCAAATTTATAGCTACCAAATTTTGACTCTGAAGGAGTCTCATTCTCTCCAATCAATTTGTATCTTACATGATTATCAGATGTCATTTTAAAAAGTGTGCAACCTAAAACTTTGACATTATACAACTTCTCTTTTTCGACTGTGATATTTGGATAAGCTAGCCAAGCTTCATAAAAATCACGTTCATTGTGAGTTAGCCACTCCCTTACTTCATCAGATTGACAACCCATATGCTCGTGTAAATAATCTACATCATCATCAAAGCTTTCAATCACATCAAATATCATCTGTGGCACTTCTGGTTTTGGTTGGTCTAGTTTAATATCATCAAGTTGAGCTAATCCAGAATCTCCTTGTATTGAAACCCAAGCTTGATTAGCTCCTGCAAAGCTGTCAAATTCACATTCAACTAGTATTTTCTGACCTTTTTTTAATTCTTCAATCTTCATTTGCTCCTCCTTTTTTATTAAAATGTGGACTTAAATTATGATACATCCTGTTATTAAGCGACGGCTCTGACAATGTGACAATAATAACGTTTCCGTCTATAACAATTGGTACTTTCACAACTGTTGCGTAACCATCAAAGCAAGTCAATTCTTTGATCCCTTCAAGAACTCGGTCCCAATCTTTACTAGCGGTCACTTCTTCTTTAATCATTTGCTACCTCTTCCTACTAAATAAGTTATATAAGCACAAAGCAATATTAGTAAAATTGAATCTGCATCGTTACCATTGACTTTACCTAATATAGATATTTCTAACTCTTTCCATATCCAATCAATAGCTATAAAATGAGCTAGATAAGTCAATACAATGCTAAATTTATTATTAATTGTCACTTTCATTTCCTACCTCCATTCAATATATGGGCTTTCAACATGCACTATTGCATCTCCAATCCACTTACGTACGTTAAACTCTTTTTCTGCTAACTCATTTCGAGGCATTACGTTCAAATCACTAAACTTCATATAGTCATCACTCGTGTTCTGAATAAAGTACACGTTTTTGATTTCTCTGGTCAGTGCGTCACCGTGTACTACAATGCCATTCATACCTCGAATCAGCATATTAAATAGAAGAAAAGGTATTGCCCTGTCAGATAATTCTTCTACGTGATACCAGTAATTACTCGGACGATAAGTAAATGGATTGTCATTCAATCTTTGCTCTTGCCATGCTTGAATCATAATACTTCCAGTTCCTGCTGCGGTTTCAAAGTAACTGTTCCCGCTAACTAGTTTTGAAAACAATTTACTAAGTGCTTGTGGTGTAAAGTCCTGCTTCTTGTTCTTTCTGTCAGCTTGCTCTTCTTCAAAATAGCTCATAAACCACTCATACGACATGTCCCATTCATGCTCTAAAAACTGTTTGAATAGTTCCTCACGATCTGATTTGTTAAACAATATTTCCATTAATTTGTTAGGCGCTTTGAATACCTCATCAATTCCTAGTAATTCGTGTATCGTTTTTGTTGTTAACATTTATCCCCCATTTCCTGTTAATTCTGCAATTCTATCAGTCTTATCAGCTGATTCTTCACTAACTTTTTTAAGTTGTTTCTGCGTTCTGTCTAGTTGCTTAGTTAGTCCATCAATCTGCGGTTGGTATTTTTCTATTTGATAACTAGAACCGATCCATATACCTGTCAGTAATATAATCAGATTTAAAATAACTATTTCAATTCTATTAAGAGTGTACTTCTTCATTCTTCCTCACTTTCTATAAATCTTTGCATTCGGTCATAAGAACTTCCAGTCATATTACTCCATTTTTCAATCTGTTCGCTTGGGACTTCATAATCGCCATCGTAATAATCTGTTCCACGACATTCTGAGCTATCCCAATCATCGTACATTCCGTCTTTGTACCATGCTGTAATTACTTCATCGCCTGATAATACTTCTACATCTAAATAGTCAATATTTTCAATATCACCAATATCAACTTTTATTCTTTCGTCTTTGTAATCAACAATGTTAATAATCATTCCACTTCCTCCAAAAATTCCTCAACTAAATTCGTGACAGCTTCTTGATGAATTCTAGTTGCTGACAAATTACCTACGACTCTCAATCTGTTATATTCACTTTTAAGTAACTTATACTCTTCTTTAAATTCATCTAGTGTCATTGGTTCTTCTACTTCCCAGTCACCATCAAGGATGGCTTTTGTGAGTTTTAGCAGCGAATCGTTATCGATGGCATATCTATTAATTTCTCTGATAGCCATCGCTTTTGAATAGTCGTATTCTAGATTAAACGGCGCTAAAATCGTAGCTTCTTCTTTTTTTAACTTATTCATTTGTATCAACCCCATATCTTAACAACTCTTTATAAAGACCGCATTTTGAACATTTTTCGCTTAGTGTTATTTGATATATATTGTTCCCTAAATGGATTTGTTCCCTAGTAAAACTAAATGAGTGGATACACACTAACTGCTTTAACTTAATCATTTAAAACCTCCTCAATAGTTTCATCAATGTATTCTTCTGCATATCCCTCTTTTTTCATCCACTTTTTTAGTTTTTCTTTTGTCTCAAAATATCCAATGCAATAGTCCCCGTCTCCACATGTTTCGCATTGCTCTTCATAACTCGAATCGTAGTCATCTAAGAAGTAAATTCCGCCCAAATGAGATTTATACACATATTTTTCAAGTATCATTTAATCACCCCGCACATCATTAATAATAGTATTACTGTTACAATCGCAAAGATTGCCAGTAGTAAATAAATTAAAATCATAGATAAAATATTCCTTTCCGTTTATTTTCGTCAAACACAAACACCATTTGACCACTTTCCGAAGTGTTAAAACCATAGTCTTTTTCATAACTTGTATGCTTACTTGGTGACTGCACTTGGTAATGTGTAATGCCTGCATCGCTTAATGATTTTTCATGGTGGAAATGACCAGTAAATAAATAACGATTGCTAGCAGTTCCCATTTCATATCCATAATTTGAATAAAACACAGATACCAGTTTGTTAAACGCCTTGACCTTATCCGCATGATGCTGTAAGATTGCGTTATTTCCAAGCATCGTGCATTTAAACTCTTGAATTTCATCGTCAACTTCAATTTGTGGGTGGGTATATTTTAAGTTATTAGCAAACATAAAGTCTGGACTGCTAGCATGATTTCCTTTTGAATACACATATTTGACTGTTTTAGCATGCTCTAAGGCCTCTTTTAGTAGTGGCTCAATAAACTTACGTCCATCTTCAATCATGGTCTTAAAATTGAATTTTACGCCATTTGTGACTTGTGTTAAATTGACAGTTGTGCCATTCATGTTATCTACATGGAAGAAGTCTCCGAGTTGTAAAAACAGAATTTCTTTATAACCATTTCGAATAATATGGATAATATCTGATTGTAATTTTTGATAGTCTTCATAGTGATTTAATCCAATGTGCATGTCAGACAATGGAATTAATAAGTAATCAGAAACATGTTTGTCGTTTAATTTATATTCAAATGTTTTTGTTTGGATATTTTTAAATTGTTCAACAATCTGCTCTGGTGTAATATCCATCGCAGTTCTTGGCTTAACAGATAGCTTGCTTTGAAAATTGTAGAATGCATCATCCCCAGCGGTTGACCACTCGTTGCTTTTTGCGTTTACTACTGCCCATTCTGTCGGGTCGTATCCATGGATTTCTAGTAATTCTTTCTCTGTGTATAGCTTTCCATCTTTACGATTGATAATAATTTCTTTTGAAATTGTGTTAAATGGATTTTTGTGCATCTCATTAGATAACTTTGTGTGGCTTCCGCTAGTTCTGCGAAATTCATCATACCAAGGCTTTTTATAAGCATACATTCTAACTGCATTACGGTCACTATCGAATACATCTGCTATATCTTTCCAGTTACTACCATTCCGCAACATCTCAATAATCTTTTTATCGTCGTATCTAGCCATTCTCTACCTCACTAATCATCAAGTCTAGGTATCGTCTAGCTTTCTTTAAATCCTCAAGACCATTCTTCTTTTGAAACCTCAAAATGTATTTAACAACATTGCACCAATGGAATGCTTGCATACCTTTAAGCTCACCAATAAAATTTTCCTGTACTTCAAACACTTCAAGACCATTTTTGCCTTGATAGTGTGATACGTTTTTAATGTTATAGTTGTCCAATTTTACAATCTCCCAATATGCATAGTAAGGTAAAGAAATAGCATACCTTTCAGCTTCTGCTCTAGTTTTAAAAGAACTCTCTCCATGCAATATGCCTCCACGTGTGCGCGTTTCGACGGTCACAATATACTTATCCATTCGCTAACCCCATCATAATAATTTTCGCTTGTCCTTCGCTTGGTGTCTTTGCACGTAACCAAAACTTTTTGATTAATGGCTCTTCCATTTTTAAGCGGTCAGCCATTTCTTCAATCGATAACTTGTTATCTGTCATATACTTAATTAAGTAGTCAGTAACATCAAGTGGCAACATGCTATCATGTGATTTAATTGCGTGCTTGATAATTAATACGTTTTGTCTTTGTTTTCTCATCTTATTAACCTGCTTTCTTCCAAAGCCATTTTTTTAAGTATCTCTCTATATCTCTGTCTTGATACTCCATGACGTCTAGCTTTATATTCTTCCCACTCCAATTCAACTTCTTCAGTTTTATGTTCATTTTGGTTGTATGAATGTTTCATAAATTCGTAAAATAAATCTTTATCGTTAAAATATTTTTCAAAATGTTTTAAGTATTTTATTGGTGGGATAACCCGTCTTGGTTTTAAATTTGATACTGATTTGTAAAATCTCTCAAACTCTTCCTCATTCATATCTGGCACCATGCCTCTTAAAAATCTTTTGTATTCTCTAGGCATGTTTTTGTAAAATCTGTATTCAATTGTCACTTATTATCCCTCCAAATACGTGTATTCTTCTAGTTCAGAAAAATCTCTTCCCCATGTTACAAAGTACGAACCAATAAGAATTGCATCTGCTTCATCGTCTTTAACCTCTTTGTTAAATTCTTGAAGAACTTTTGTAATCGATTGAAACTTCATGGATTTTTTGCTTCTATCTTTGTAACTGAAAGTCCAATATTTTCTCCATGTTGATACATTTACAAATGCCACCTTATCAGCTACACATCTTCTTAAAATCATTCCTGTTACAATTCCGATTTTTATCATTGATTGCTGATTAGGTCCCATGACGTTATTCTTTTCAATTGCTATATATTCAAACAGTTCATCATATTTTTTAATAGCTTTTGACTGAATTTTGTTAAGTTCATTGCTCATGATTAATCCACGTTCAAAGTAAGTTAATTTTCCTTTTGGCTTAACAACTCCGCTTTCAACTAGTGAGCTACCTTTGAAGATAGCCCAACCAGTTGATGAAGTTGAAACATCAAGTGATAATGTTAAATTATTCATTGATCACCTCTTAGAACGGTAAGTCTGAATCAGAAATATCCATTGGATTTGAGTTGCTAAATGGACTTTCTTGTTTTTGTGTAGGCGTAAAGTCTTCACTAAAAATTTCACGGACAATCCATTGTGGATATTTTTTGCCGTTGCTTTCGTTCTCTCGGTAATCACCTTTAACAGTAACTTTTTGATTACAGTCAGCAAAAGATTCCAATAATTCAATTTGTTCTCCGAATGCTGTCAAAGTAATAAACCCTTTTTTATAAGTACCATCTTCATTTTTCCCGTTGTAAAAAGTCATTGATTTTGTAGCAAACTTGGCTCCGCTTTTATTCCAATCTTTTGTATTGATAAATCCGTTATTATTAAATTCCATTTCTTATCCTCCAATTAAGTCATCAAGACTTATAATTTCTTTTAGTTGTTTGTGTGCCCTGCAATAATCACAGTTGCCACACGATTCTGGTTTTCTCTTTCCATCAAGCAAAGGTTTTAATTCTTTAATCGCGTTTTTAGCCATTTCTAGACCCTCTAACAGCCATGTTTCTGTTACCTCGATAATTTCCTTGTCTGGTTGTTTTTCTTTGCTCACGGCTACGATAAACGGCTTAAAAGTATAGTTCCCCATTTGTCTAAGAAGTTCTTGATATACTCCTAACTGCATATGGTATTTATAGGTAAAAATGCTATTGACACCTGTGGGAACTTTAGTTCTTAATTCTTCATTCCATTCAAGGTTATGTATTGACTTCATTGTTTTTAAATCGACTATGTAGCCCCTTGAATAATTGATTGAATCGATTTTTCCCTTGAATGGAATCCCTTCAATTTCTCCAAAGATAATCTCTTCTTTTACGACTTTGTCGTTCTCTTTACCGTGATACAAAACATTAAAGAGTTTATCTTTTTCTAAAGTTTCGATAACTTTCTCAGCTAGTTGGTATGATGATAATAAGCCGTGAGGTTTTCTGCTTGAAAACAATTGATCGTTATATTCAGCCTTAAAATCCTCGTGTGCTTCTTCTGATTCAAATTTGGAATGAACATAGTTCCCAAAAATTAAAGGGGTGTTATCTCGTTCGTCAATCCATTCGCCATTTTCGATAGCTAGTTGTTTAGCTTCGCATTGCATAAATGCTTTTAAACGAGATACTGACATATATTCTTTGTCGTCGTAGTAGTTACTTTGCGTTAATTTGACCATAATCAATGTCCAGTTCTGTCGCTTCTAATATTTCACCTGTCTCAGTATCGGTTTTCACTTCTGGTTCTTCCATAAGTTCAGACAATAAAACTTGATTATCTTCTTTAGGCGTAACGTCAATAGGTTTCGCTTTGACATCTTCGTTTTTTCCGTCTTCTTCAAATGCTGTTTGCATTTCTGTAGAAAGCGGTGCATATTTACCAATCAAATCTTTAAGTAATGTTTTTTGAGCCATAGCGTCAAAGTCTGATTTCCATGGACCACTACTGAATGATTTTGAAAAGCGTTTTCCGTGAGCATGAACTTTGTCGTATGACCAATAAATCATTTTTCTAAAACCGTTAACTAGTTCAAGACTTGCAAAATACCCGTGTACTTCTCCGTTAGGTGTAGCTTCTGTGTCAATTTCTAATGTTTCGAAGATAGGATCGTATGACTTGAACTGTGATTTATAAATTACACCGCTATTGATATTTTTTACTTGACCACTTCTAATTGCTAGCTGAATAAGCCCTTTATAACCAAGTTGAAATTGAGCGTTTTGCCCATAAGGTACAATATAAGCAAATCCTAAGCTTGGTTGAATTGGTAAGTTTAATGTGGCAGCAGTCATTGCGCTTGTCATAATTGATTCATTACTTGCTCTTGCTAATAATTTGTTGTTATTTACTGTACTTAACAAACTTGTCACAAACTGCGATGAATTTTTGCCTAATACCTCACTGAACTTGTTTTGTACCGCTGGGGCATTAAAAAAATCTTTGTGTGTAGTTAATTGATTTGCCATTTATTTCCTCTTTCTGTGTTTGAGCTGAAAATTCTCAGCTTTTAGCTTTCTGTTTTCACTTGCTAGTGTCAGCACTCTGTTTTGGAGTTTGTCAATTTCTTGTCCTAATAGCTTTTGGACTTCAAAATAATTGCTTTCCCAGTCTTCGCTATATTCAAATTCCGTCGATTTTTTCATATAAACCCTCGATACTTGCATCGATATCCGATAACCCTGCGCTTAGGTATGCTGTGCATGCTGCTAAAAGCATCCTGTCTTTATTTGCTTTTGTGCAATTAGGATCAATCCTTGCAACAGCTTCTTCAATATAAATATCTAAGATTTTCATTTCTTTTTTTGCTCGTTCTCTGGCTTTTTCATTATTCTGTACCATATTTACTCCTAAAATATAATTTTTGATTGTTTTCTAAACTCTCTCAATTCAGCAATCTTTTTGTTTCTTGAATCTTTGTCTAGTAACATAATTTTTTCTGCATGTTCTTCGGATATTCCAAAGAAGCTAACCAAGGTTTCTTTCATCTCGTAGCCTTTCCGCTTCATCCCCAAGCAGAATCAAAACTGCATTATAGCCATCGTTTTTATTTTCCAATCCCATTTGATAGGCTACACACAAGTCAAACATTCCTTTATAGTATGGAGATAAATCTCTTGAAGTTTCCCCTGCTTCGTAGTCAAGCATTTCAGATAACATTTTTTGAGTGTGATTCATAAATTCTTTCAAAACAATAATCTCCTTCTGTCTTTCATGTTTTCAAACTTCATAAAATGGTCTTTATCGACACCTTTCATAATTCTTGAATATGTTCTATTGCCATATCTTTCAATTAATTGTTCCCCAGTCATATTAGTGGTAACAATTGTTCTTGTTCGTTTGTCAAAAATTTCATATATGACATCTTTAGTTAGTTTGTTTTCCATTTCACTACCTAAATCATCGATAACAACCAATTCTGCATTAACAACTCTCTCGATCATCGATGCCTTGTTGTCAAAATTAAGTCTTGTCATGAAATCTACTACATTAACATATGGAACAACCCATTTTTTAGTATCTGATACTTCTTTGGCAATTCCGTGTGATAAGTGACTTTTACCAGTTCCGCTTTTACCGATTAAAATGACATTGTTTTTAGCTTCTTGAATAAATTCATTAGCTACACGTTTAGCAAAATCTAGTGCAGTTTTTTCTTCTGTTGAGTTAACTTCATAGTTTTCTAATGTAGCGCTTTTTACTTCTTCGTTTAGACTAGAATAATCATTCAGAAAATATTTCCGTTTTCGTGACTGCTCTTCTTGGTATTTAATAAGATTTTTTGCTTCTTGTTCTTCATCTTTCCTCTCTCTCTCACAAAAAGGACAGATGTTTTTATCCATTCTTGAAAAGTATCGTTTATAGTAGTCATGTTTTTCACAATAGTCATCTGTTGGGGTTGTATTTGCCTCATAGATGCCATCGTATTTGCTTTTTGCTTTTTCCATTACACCTCCTAAAATAAAATATCTTCTTTATCAACTTCACCAAAATTGACTAGCTGACCAGTGTTTTTGGGCTTAAATTGCTTTGATTTTTCGTGTTGCTTTTGTTTAACGTCTACTTGTTCGGGTGTTTTAATTCCCTCGTCAATCCAGTTATCTAAAACTTTACTAACATAGTTGAAGTTTCTAGCCCCATTTAGCAATGATATTTCTATTGCCTTTTTCATTAATTGGTTGGAAACACCCTCATTAGTTAGATAGTCGGTTATTTTCATAACCTCCATTCCGTTAAAAGTGCGACCCCAAAGGTTTTCTAAATCTTGTAAGAATTTGTTTCCTTCTTCTTCTTCTATTGATATATTAGTATTGATATTATTAGTATTGATATTATTAGTATTGATTCCCTGTAAATTATTCAGTTCTTGACCTGTAACTTTTACAGTTCCATACTGTAAATTATTCAGTTCTTGACCTGTAACTTTTACAGTTCCATTGATATACAAGCGATTAGGTCTATTAATACCTTGCCTTACCTCATTTAAGAGACCTAAATTAGTTAATTCTTTTTTTGATTTTATAATTGTTTTTTCGGAACACTTCAACACTTCCATAAATTGCTCATTAGTAAAATACATATAAATTTTTCCGTCTGTGTCATACCATTTGTTTTGTTCCGATAATGTTCTGCGGTCAAATAACAACATATAGATTAATTTTGCTTTATCGCTCAATACGTTATAAGGTTCTTTAAGTAACCACTGTGGGAACTGATAAAATCTATTGTTTTTAACTTCATCTATGTGCATTCAATTCCTTTCCAGTCGTATATATCGACCAATTTATTTATTTCCTCACTCCTTTTAACGCTTCGTCAACCTCGTGTTGAAAGTCTTCATAATCTAACAAATCTCGCTGAATATCCGCTTGACGTCTGAAAATTGATACATTCAATAGGTAAGCTACATCTACATCAAACACTTCTGCTACGTTTTCCCAAAATACCCAATTGACTTCTTTTCCGATTCCGTGTTCCTCATAAACGTTTAAGTGTGCGATGCTCATTTCAAGGTTATGTGATTTAAATAATTCAATCAGTTCATCTTTAGATAAATTTAATTCTTTACGTAGTCGTTTTAATCTAATTTTATGCATTCTTTTCCATCCTCCATTCATCATAAGCTTTTAATTTTGTTGATCGACCTCCGACCTTATCAATGTACTTGCGGTATTTTCTATCTTTGTACATTTCGCAAAGTAGTCTTTGAATTGTTTGTTTTGACTTACCTGTGTATATTGCTAAGTCATCATCATTTAACCAAAGTTCATCGTAAGGGATCTCGATATTATTTGTTAATTTTGCTAGCATAATACCTCCTATTTGTGGTATAATTAAATAAATTAATATTTGTGTGAGTCCGACTGCTATCGGACTTTTTTTGTTGTCATTGAATCCGTCCAGATTGTTGAATAACTGCTCCGTAATATGGATTGCGTTTGGGGATTTCAACTTCATCCGTGGTTTCAATTGTGATTGTGTTGTCTGACTTTATTAGCATAATCAGCAAAGGGAATAATATTGCTATTACAGTCAGACTTTGTGCGATTGTTAGTCCCATGTGTTTCCTTTCTATGCTAGACGCTTCTGGCCTAGAAACTTGTTGATAAAGTATTGTTGCCCTTTACCAGTAACTTTTGGTGTTTTGTTGATACTGATATGACCGTCTGCGTGTTGGATATTGGTTTCTTTAATTTCAAATAACTTTAATTCCATTGATTTTTGAGTTGGCATATTCCAACTGCTACTTTTTCTATTGATCAGATAGCCATTTTCTCGCAACCAACTAAATAACCGATTAGCACCAATTTTGTAGCCATTTTGACTAATCAACTTTGCTAAGTCTCCTACTAAAATAGATGTGTGACTTGCACTTACTGCATCTGCGAAGATTACTTTTGGCTTGTCTGCTTCAATTTGCGCCTGTAACGTGTGGACTTTCTTATCAGCCATAAGCAAGGCTCGTGCCATGATTTTCTCAGGGCTGTTGAAGTCTTTTTCAACTTGGATGAAGTATTTGCGGACTTGAGCTCCCTTTTCTGTTTTAGAAATCATTGCCAAGTTTTTAGAGGCATCAAGTGATAATGCGTAGTCTTGGATTTCTCTAGTTGCTCCGTTATTTACAACCGTAGTTCCAACTACACTTGTGAAGTCATAACCTTCTTCTAAAATTTTGAAATTTTGTTCTACCCATTGGCTAAATCGTGTTTTGACTTCTAGCCCTTTATGCAATTCTCTTGCACTTACGACTGGTTCGTGATTTTCGTTTAGTGTGATGTTAATAAGTTCGTTCATGTTGTTTCCTTTCTATTGTTCAAGTTCTTGAACTTTGTATTTAAAAAAATAAAGGTATGTATCTTCTTCTGAAATATCTAACAACTCTCTTGCTTTTGAGATTTGTGGTTGTTTCCAAATCGTCTTGTTATTTAGTTTTTCAGATAAAGACTTCGGTGTGAGGTTTAGCGCCTTTGCAAATGAATCTCGTGTACCAAATTTTTCAATGATACGTCCTTCTAGTTTTGTATAGTCGTAAGTCATATGTGCTCCTTTCTTTTTTACTTAGTTCAAGTTATTGAACTTTATAACCTAATTATACATTACTATTTTTTAAAGTCAACACTTTTTATTCAAGTTTTTGAACTTTTTTTATATTTTGCTTGAACTTTTTGTAATTCTACTATATAATGTACTTATGAAGATAAAGGAGATAAAGAAATGAAATCAACTACTTCCGAAAGATTACACCAATTGATGAGCGAACGAAATTTAAGACAAGTTGATATATTGAACTTATCTCAAAAGTATCAAAAAGAGCTTGATATAAAAATGGGTAAGAGTGCTTTATCACAATATATTAGTGGTAAATCTGTCCCTGACCAAAATAAATTAGTACTTTTAGGTAAAACTTTGAACGTTAGCGAACCTTGGTTAATGGGATATGATGTACCAAAAGAACGTAACAATAATATGGTTGAAAATAATAAAGAAACAATAGATCTAAAAGATGTCCTTCAACATAACGCAGCATTCAATGGGAAACCTTTATCAGAGGAAACAAAGAGCGTTTTAGAATCACTTTTAGAACAATTTACGAAGGAATAATTGTATGACTGCTGTAAGATTTTTTGATGGAAGAGATTTAGAAGACGACGGAATATATAATAAAAATAATGATGTCGTCTTCATCAATGCTTACCTTGACGACATCGATAAAAAGAAAGTAATATATCATGAATTCGGTCATGTTGGTCAGTATCTTGAAAATTACTCATTTTTAAAAGAAAAGTTTGAAGCACAGGCTGACCGCAACATGATTCATCATTTATTGATGGACTACATTCCAACCCTTGATTACATAGAGGATTTTAACGTTTGTAGATTTATGGATGCGTACAGACTAAAAACCATCTGCGATGAGCAAATGGTAGTAAATGAGTTTAAAAATTTAATATAAATAAGGAGATTTATTATGAAAAAATTATCACTTGTAGCAACTACTACTTTATTGCTGTTTTCGTTGACTGCCTGTTCTGGCGAAAAAAAATCAGTGTCTAATAAAGATGAAAGTACAGAAATTACAGAAATTAAAAAGAGTTATTCTGAGGAAAGTTCAAGTTCATCATCAGAAACAGAAGTTTCAGAATCTAGTTCCTCTTCTTCCGAAGCAGTAGAAGAACCATTTGACCCTGCTACTTATCCACTAGTTGATTTTAATGCATGGAATCATGATGATGTTGAATACGCTTCTAAATTACAAGTTACTGGAACAGTCATTCAAGCAATGAAATCAGATGAAGGTATGAATTTAAGATTAGCTATCAATGATGATTATGACCAAGTAGTCTTAATTACAATTGAAGATACAGATTATCAAGATGTTATTGCTGAAGATGACAATGTAACTGTCTATGGATTAAATGCAGGTCTTACTTCTTATAAAACAGTTATGGGAAATGAACAGACAATCCCAGCTATGCTAGGTACAAATTATACCGTTAATTCTTACGGACAATAAAAAAAGCCCCACTCGAGCCGGTAAGCAAACGAGTGAGGCAAAGTTTAGAAAGAAAAGATAGGTCTTTTCTTATACTCTATTTTAGCAAAAAGGAGGTAAAAAATCAATGTGGATTGAAGACTTACCAAATGGAAAGTACAAATATATTGAAAGATATACAGATCCGTTAACTCAAAAATATAAAAAAGTGTCTGTAACCTTAGATAAGAATACTAAGCAGATGTTTAATAAGGCTAATATTATTTTGCAAGACAAAATAGCGGATAAATTAGCAATTAAAGAAACAGACAATATAACATATGGCGAATTAAAAAAGGAATATTTAGATCAATGGATTCCAACCGTAAGAGATTCAACTAGACGTGCTTATGCTGTATCAGATAAACATATATCTAAAGTGCTTGACGATAATACACTAATAAAAAATATATCAAAACGTGATATCAGAAATATAATTACCAAACTTTTAAAAAATAATACTTACCATGTTACACATAAATGTCGTAAGAGATTGCACGCTATATTTGCCTATGCAATCCAAATGGATTACTTAGCACTCAATCCAACTGAAAATGTATTAGTACCAAAACCTGCCGAGGAATACAATCCAAATAAAGTGCTATTTCTGTCCTCTGAGGACGTTAATAAGTTAATCGATAATATTATCAAGGATGGTAATAAAACGCTAGCAGATGTCGTTTTATTCCAGTTTTTGACTGGTTTACGGTATGGAGAGTTAGCAGGATTGACAAGAGACAAAATAGATTACAAAAATAAAGAGATAACTGTAAATGCTACTTACGATTTTAATTTAAATAAACTAACAAGAACCAAAACTAAATCATCGACAAGGGTTATATCTGTATCAGATAATATCTTGGATATTTTACAAAGACAAAAACAAATGACTGGCAACCCTTATATTTTTTGTAGTATTGGAAAAAAACCAATCCACAATGCAGTCATAAATAAAATGCTTAAAAAGTATGGTAACTATCACACACATTTATTTAGACATAGCCATATTTCTTTTTTAGCTGAAAAAGGCGTCCCACTAAATGCCATTATGGATCGTGTAGGACATTCGGACCCTAAGACAACGTTATCTATTTACAGCCATACCACAGTCAATATGCGTAAGTTGATAAATGAACAAACTGCCCCTTTTATGCCCCTTATTGATGATGACATAATAAAAAAGCCTTAATTTAAAGGCTTTTCTTAATGCGTATAAATGACCCCTACTGGAATCGAACCAGTAACTACTCCTTAGGAGGGAGTTGTTATATCCATTGAACTAAGGGGTCATAAGGTATAATTACCTTATCTATTTTAGCCTACAAATTTGGGAATTGCAAGGGCTAGTCTTTAGTCTTTTTGACTTACTCTGTACTTTTCCATTTTTGCTCGGAATAGTTGCCCATTGGTTGGTGGCGTTATAGTGATCGCATTGGCACCAGCTTCAATTACCTCAAGAATAGTTTCCTCGCTTGGTCCACCAGTCGCCATAATTGGAAAGTCTGGGAACTCTTCTCTAATTTTCCGTACAATAGTTGGAGTATTTACACCTCCACTAACATTCAATATGTCAACGCCCGCTTCAATTCGACTTTTAATATCAGTCTCTTCTGAAACAACAGTATAGATAATTGGAATATCAATAATTTCTTCGATGTGACTTATCGTGTCGACCTTAGTTGGTGCATTAACAACTACAGCATAAGCACCCTCTGATTCTGAGAATAAACTCATATTTGCAGAACGGTAGCCCGTTGTTAAGCCACCACCAACTCCCGCAAAAACCGGAACAGAAGAAACCAACATAATACTTTTTAGAATTGTTGGAGTAGGTGTAAAAGGATACACAGCTAAAATTGCATCTGCATTATGGTTGGCAATGACCGAAACATCTGTGCTAAACAAAACTGATCGAATCCTTCTGCCATAAATATATATACCGGAACATTGACGGATGATATCTGGCATACGTACAATCTCTTTTCTTAAGTCAGACATGACATTAGGTGCATTTTCTTTTGAAATCTTCAT